GCTTTGTAGTGCTCACGCATGGGCAGAGCTTAAAAACTGGTCAATGATTACAACGGGCGAATTGCAAGCGTTTGCAAGGCGGTCAGCGCCGCCGCCACCGCCAAAGCCAGTAGAGCCAATGAGCATGGAAGAAAAAATGGCAGTTGTAGCAAAGTTAAGGGATTTGGCAAGCTCGTCTACAGACTACAAATTGTGGGCGCGAAGGTTAAAGGCGCGAGAAATTGCTGGTGAAAGATTAAGCGACCTACAACAAAAAGCATGGCGAGGTGCATTGCATGAGTCACTTTGAAGCCACAAAAATATTGAACAGAATTAAAGATGGTGCAGATTACACGCTGGCAACTATTAACCAAGCACTTTTTTTAACAGGCGACATTGATGAACACAAATTCAATAGAGTGGATGGCAGTAACAGAAGCGCGAGAGTGGGTTTCCAGATACAACCGAAAAGCTACATTGCAAGGGCATCAAGAAGCTCGCAATTGGTGGCTAGAAATAATTAATGACATTGAAAAACGGCGCGGCAAAGCTGGCGCTGACAAATTACGGCAACTTATGAATCAAGAAAGGGGACAAACATGAAAACAATCATTGAAATGGCGCGTGAGGCTGGGCTAGAGCGTGAAGGCTATTGGGAGTTTGACCTTATTCGGTTTGAACACTTTGTTGCCCTTGTCCGTGCTGATGAGCGTGAAGAAAATGCGAAGGTGTGTGATGCCAAGTTTGCAGAGTATCCAGAGATTGATCCTGATTATGCGTTTGCATTAGCTGCCTCAGACCTTGCCAAAGCCATCCGAGCAAGGGGACAAGCATGACACAAGAAGACTTTTACCTTGGTGACGGCGTTTACGCCAGCTTTGACGGCTATCAAATTTGGTTGGCGGTCAATCATCACGAAAACAAGCAAATAGCCTTGGAGCCGAAAGTTATGGAAGCGCTTTTAAAATACGCTGATCGTGTGTGGAGCAAACATGACTAAAGACAAAGCACTGAAAATTATCAAACTGCTGTCAGCGCTGGAATCTTGGGGGTTCAGCACAAAAAACATGTTTCCTGATTACCTTCACGAAGAATTGTGCGATGCAATTGCATTTTTGGAGGACATTGTTCTGGAGAAAAACGCATGACAATACAGCTTGCAGCCGACAACGAGGCTTTTTACGGATTTCCTCAAAAGTCGGCAAGTTCGCTAAACGCAAGCGGCAAATGCGTGACGGCTGGAGAGACAGCACCATGAGTCGCCGCGCCGCCAAGGTTGATGACAACCATGCCGCAGTCGTTACCGCACTGCGTAAATGCGGAGCGTTTGTGCAATCACTGGCGGCTACTGGCAGCGGATGCCCTGATTTGCTTGTTGGCTATCAAGGCAAAACTTTGCTCATTGAAATTAAAGACGGCAAAAAAGTGCCATCAGCGCAAAAATTGACTACAGATCAACAGGATTGGCACGCTAATTGGCGGGGCGGTAGGCTGGCAGTGGTTAATTCAATTGATGCAGCCATAAAGGAATTAAATGATTTATAAATTGGAAACATCAAAACAAGCGCATATTGTCATTAAGGATTTGTGGGCCAAAATTAAAGTGGCCTTAGATTCTGGCAAGCGTTTAACGCTGGAAGTCAAAAGCGAAAGCAAAAGCCGTGACCAAGAGGAAATGTATCACGCGCTTATTGGCAAAATTGCCAAGCAAGCACAGCATCAAGGCGCACAGTGGGATGCGGAAAGCTGGAAGCGCTTTTTGGTTGACCAGTGGGCAAGCGACACAGGGCGAAAACCGGGGCGAGTTGCTCCAAGTCTTGACGGGCAACGGGTTGTGCAGCTTGGCATTCAAACGCGAAAATTTTCCAAAGAAGACAGCGCAGAATTTATTGAATTTTTGTTTGCGTGGGCCAACAACAGCGGAATTGATTTACAGTGAACAATAAACCAACAGCGGAAGAACGCCGCCACCTTGCGGTAATTAAGGAAATGCCATGTGGGGTATGCGGCGCAGAAGGCCCATCAGACGCGCATCACATTGAGCAGCACAAGCAATATTTATGCATTCCGCTATGTAAGGACTGTCATCAAGGGTCGCACAATGGGCTACACGGCAGACGCGCCATGTGGGGCGTTATGAAGAAAACTGAGCTTTCAGTATTGAACGAAACGATAAGACGGCTTACAATCAATCAACTTTAAAAGGATGGTCATGGTTAACTTTGTTGCAAGCGTAGAGCAGACAGGCAGCGACCCTGTGATGGATTTGGTGTGTTCCCTGTTGCAAGGCGTAACTGATACGCACATCATGCACTGGACAACCAATAGCTATTCAGAACACCAAGCCCTTAGCGAGTTTTACGATTCGCTTAGTGATTTGACAGACCAGTGGGTTGAGGCTTTTATGGGTAAATATGGTGTGCTAACGCAATTCCCTGCTGTGATGCCATCTGAATCGGCAAAACCAATTTTGTATTTAAAGGCCAAGCGCGACAAAGTTACTGAATATCGTTATGCGCCCAAATTCCCTAAAGACAGCGAATTACAAAACATCATTGATGAAATTGTGGCTCAGATTGATACAACGCTTTACAAACTGACCCGTTTGAAATAAATGAAGCTACAAATACAATATAAGCCAGTTGCGGATTTAATTCCGTATGCACGCAACAGTCGTACACATGATGACGCGCAAGTGGCACAAATTGCCGCAAGCATTAGGGAGTTTGGTTGGACAAACCCAATTTTGCTTGACGGCTTAAATGGCATCATTGCGGGGCATGGTCGAGTGCTGGCGGCGCAAAAGCTAGGCGAAACCGAAGTGCCAACCATTGAGTTGGGCCACATGGATGACAACCAAAAACGCGCCTACATTATTGCCGACAACAAGCTCGCATTAAACGCAGGGTGGGATAACGAAATGCTGATGCTTGAGGTGGCAGACCTTAAAGACGCTGGATATGACCTTGGTTTAACAGGTTTTAGCGCTGATGAGCTTGCTGCGATGAATCCACAAGTGGTTGAGGGCTTAACGGATGAAGACGCTGTTCCTGATGTGCCTGTTGAGCCAATTACTAAGTTAGGCGACATTTACATATTGGGCAACCATCGGCTTATGTGCGGGGATAGCACCAGCATTGACGCTGTAGATAGGTTAATGCCTGAAACGGCAAATATGATTTTTACTGATCCACCTTATTTAATGGATTTTACTGGTGGGATTCATGCTGATGGTTCAAAATCTTTTAATTCAAAACACGGCGGCATAAAAAACGACAAAATGTCTGAAACTGATGGCAATGATTTTTTAGACGCCATTAACTCTGTTATTTTGGCTAAAGTTGATGGGGCGTTTTATATTACATTTTATCGATTAGGAATTAATAAATATTTTGCTAGCATGGAACGAATAGGTCTGAAATGTCGTTCACTTGTAATTTGGGATAAAGGCAACCATACACTTAGCAATAGTGATTACATGAGTATGTACGAACCTATGTTTTATGGATGGGTTAACAATCATAAATTTTATGGTGGCAAAAATGGAATGGATATATGGCGCATAAAAAGAACGGCTAAAAATGATTTGCATCCAACAATGAAACCAGTTGAGTTAGTTGAAAAGGCAATATTAGATGGAAGCGCGATCAATGGAATTGTGCTGGATTTATTCGGCGGCTTAGGAAGCACCATAATCGCTTGCGAAAAGCAAAATCGGCTTGGTCGCCTTATGGAGTTAGACCCTAAGTATTGCGATGTGATTGTTAAGCGATGGGAAGACTTTACAGGCAAGACAGCTAAGTTAGTAGATGCCAACATTTCCAACTAACAAACTGTGTGCTCACTTAGGATGTAAGGACGCACGCACCAAGCTAAACAGCTTCTGCATGGCTCACGGGGGCAAGGAATGGGTAAGCAAGGAAACAGATAGCGCTTATCAGACACCAGCATGGCGCAGCACTAGACAGCGCCAGCTTAGTGTGCAGCCCTTGTGTCAGGGATGCTTAAGCCAAGGTAGGGTAGAACAAGCTAACCATGTAGACCATGTATTTCCTTGGCGACAAATAGGCAAGCAAGCGTTTATGCACAACATCTTTCAAAGCCTATGCCAAGCCTGCCACAGCTACAAGACAGGGCAAGAGAAACAAGGGGTGTATGAACACTACACCAGTGAAGGCGTACAACACTTGACCAAACATGATTACGCCACCAAAGTACGGGTAAACCCGCGATAAACTGGCAGAAACTTAAAAATTCAGGGTTTGCTATGAAGCAAGCTCGCCCCCAATTTTCCGCAAATTGAGTTTAGGCAGGGGGGTATTCAAGTCAAAAAAGGGAAAGTCATGACAAATCGTTTACCGCCTGAGTTGCATTTGGTGCATGGGACAAAAGCCGCGCACTCAGCAGAGCCGTTGCCAGAAAAAGTGCGTAGGCGCGTGCCTCAAGCTGATTGGCTGGACAACCCGCAAGCGTGGAATCGTCAAAAGTTTATTTCTGAAACCTCTGATTTTCTTTGGGATACCTACGGAATAGGCAGCGACCAAGATAAACATGTGCTGGCGGCTCTGGCAACGCAGATTGAAATTTATACAAAATGTTGGGAAGGCGTACAAAAAACAGGCATTATTACTAAATTCAATAATGGGCAAACTGTTGGGCCAAATCCATATTTAACTGCTGGTGATAAAGCCTTGTCCCGTGCCATTGTATTAATGAATGAATTAGGACTTACTCCTCGCGGTAGATTATCTGGCAAGACCAGTGAGGGCGGCAAATATAGTAGTCTGCTTAAAGGCCCATGAATTACGAAACAGGCATTCTTTATGCCGTGCAAGTCGCTAAAGGTGAAATAGTTGTAGGCCGCAAAGTCAGGCTGGCATGCCAACGCTTTTTAAATCAACTAGAAGATAAATCATGGGCTTATGAATTTCATGTGCGGTATGTAAAACATGTGCTTGAGTTTGTTTCAACCTTGTCGCATACAAAAGGGCCAGATGCGGGAAAACCCCTAATTCTTGAGCCGTTTCAAATTTTTGTTATTTGTGCGGTTTATGGATTTAGACATAAGCGCAATCCCGCCATCCGCATGGTTACGGATGTGCTTATTTTTATTCCTCGCAAAGCTGGCAAGTCAACTTTGACCGCCGCCATTGCTTTGTATGAGTTGCAGTGGGGTGAGGCTGGCGCAGAGGTGTACACGCTGGCAACCAACCGCGAACAGGCTTCTATTGTGTTTGAGGCGGCGCAAGGTTTTATTGCCAACATGCCTAACGATGTAGCAGACCTTTACAACCCAACGCGGTATCAAATAACCAAGGCGGGTGACAGCCAATCAATGTTTAAGGCTTTGTCCCGCGATACCAAAAAGTCAGGGGACGGCAAAAATCCGTCTTGCGTCATTATTGATGAAGCGGCGCAGATTGTTGACCGCAACGCAATTGAGGTGCTGCATTCAGGCATGGTTGCAAGGCAAAACCCTTTGCGGGTGTACATCACGACAGCCAGCTTTACCAAAGAAACTAAGTTTTATGAAGACATGGTTATGGTGGAAAACATCCTTACAGGCGAGGCTGAAGACAATCCTCGCTGGTTTGGCTTGCTTTACAGCCTTGACCCTGCTGATGATTGGCGCGACCCTGCAACATGGGCCAAAGCTAACCCAATGCACGGCATAAGCGTCTTTGAAGACGCAATTGCCCAACGCGCTGAAGAAGCCAAGCACAAGCCAGCGGCGCTTAATGAGTTTCTTTGCAAGACCCTTAACATTTATGTTAGCGCCAATAGCGCTTGGGTAGACAGGGCATATTGGGATGACCCAAAATGTACCAATGTGGCAAACCTTGGGCGCGAGCCTGAAGCTGTTTTTATTGGGTTTGACTTGGCTGCAACCCGTGACTTGAACGCGGTTTGTACGCTGAAACGATATGCGGACAATGACTATGAGGCCGAGTGGAAGTTCTTTTTGCCCGAAGAAGGCTACGCTTTAATTCCCAAACATTACGGCGATATTTTTAGAGTTGCGCGGCAATGCGGCATTCTTCACATTACCGAGGGCAATGTAATGGATGATAGAGAAATCAGCAATTACATTTTGCAGCAATACAAAAAATATCCCGAAATTAAAGAAATTGGCTTTGATGCTTACAATGCGGCAAGTTTGGTGGCAAGGCTGCATGAAGCTGGATTGCCTGTCAAAAAGGTCGGACAGGGAATGTCAGTTCTTTCTGCGCCGTCTAAGCATGTTGAAAAAAGCATCATGCAGTATGAAATAAAGCATGACGGCAACCCATTTGTAGGCTGGCAACTTGGCAATTGTGAGGTTTATGAGGATGTAAACGGCAATGTAAAGGTCAGAAAAAACGAAGCTGACAAAAGCGCAAAGGTTGATGGCATAATTGCACTCATCATTGCAATGCACTGTTCGCTGGACAATCCTACTATTAGCGGCTTTGGTTTTCGTACTTTATAAGGTGGAAACATGGGACTTTTTG